ATGAAATCGTTAAAGGAGATTTTTAGAATAGGAAAAGGCCCCTCAAGCAGCCATACAATGGGACCTGCGCACGCAGCAGAGATATTTGCACACCGAAATCCAAACGCAAAGGCGTTCGAAGTAACGCTTTATGGCAGTCTGGCAGCAACAGGAAAAGGGCACCTTACCGATGAGGCAATTACCGAAGTGCTGTCGGAAATAGCCCCCGTTGAGATAGTATGGCAGGCAAAGACTGTGCTACCCTACCACACCAACGGTATGCGCTACAAGGCATTCGATGCCGAAAAGCAAGTCGTTGATGAATGGGTGGTGTACAGTGTAGGCGGCGGAGCCTTGTCGGAAGGCAAGGGAAAGGACGATATGTTCTACACAACGCCCGTGTATCAGCTGTCTAATATGAAGGAAATACAGGAGTGGTGCGAAAAGAACGGACGCGATTTTTGGGAATATGTAGACCACTGCGAGGGTGCGGAAATTTGGGAATACCTACACGAAGTGTGGACGACAATGTGCCACGCAGTAGAAGAAGGATTGGAAAACGACGGCGTTCTGCCTGGCCCACTGAACCTTTCGCGCAAGGCAGGCAAGTATTACATAAAGGCGCAGAGCTATAAAACCAGCCTGCAATCGCGTGGTTTGGTATATGCCTACGCACTTGCGGTAAGCGAGGAAAATGCTGCGGGCGGCACAATCGTTACGGCTCCGACTTGCGGGTCGTGCGGTGTAATGCCTGCCGTGCTCTATCATCTATACAAGGCACACCAGTTTTCTGAACGTAAAATACTCCGTGCTTTGGCAACGGCAGGACTTTTCGGAAACGTAGTAAAAGAAAACGCCTCTATCTCTGGTGCAGAAGTGGGCTGCCAAGGCGAGGTAGGCGTGGCTTGCGCAATGGCTTCGGCAGCAGCGTGCCAGCTCTTTGGCGGAACACCATCACAGATAGAATATGCTGCCGAAATGGGATTGGAACACCATCTCGGTATGACGTGCGACCCAGTTTGCGGCTTAGTACAGATACCGTGCATTGAACGCAATGCCTTTGCAGCCTGCCGAGCACTCGACGCACAGCTTTACGCCAACTTCAGTGATGGTCGCCACCACATTTCGTTCGATAAAGTGGTGCGCGTGATGAAACAAACAGGACACGACCTGCCTTCGCTCTACAAAGAAACCAGCGAAGGAGGTCTTGCACACAACTTTGAATGGTAAGACCGAACCAAATAAAAAGAAACTTCGATGCACCCGATAAACCAAGTTATCAATGCATCGAAGTTTCTTTTTATCTTTCTTTTTAAATCTGACTAAATCTTCAAAAACTTCTTCACCCTGTTATAATACTGCTGGGTTTTGCTCTTACTGAAGTTCACTCCACCATGCCACATACGAATGGCTCTTTCGATATTGTTGCTTACATTGTGGCGCGATTGGAACAAAACGAACATTTCTCGCGACTTATTCGGACTAAAACGGTCGGCAAGCGTATAACGTTTCGTGCTGCCCTTGCTCTTCAGTATGCTGTTGCATTCTGTAACAATACCCTTTGAAATCTGCAAAATGCCTGCGTGTGGTCCGTTCACAGCCTTTGCATTTCCTTTGCTTTCTACGTGCATAATAGCGTCCATCACGGGTCGCCAGTCAAAATTTCCAATCCCTATGGCTGTCTCTGCACTCGCAGAGCCTGCTGCCAAAATCATTAAAAATCCTACAATTAATACTTTTAAAATTCTCATTATACCTAATTTTCCGAAACCTACAAACTTGCCATAAGATAGGCAAATTATGCGGTAAGACGGGCGTGAGAATCGGCGCGCACAAACCTCGGTTTCATATTAACGGGTGCAAAGGTACAAAAATAATGCCTGATAATCAAGCTATTAAGTATTACTTAACAAAGTTACTACAAAAAAGTGAAATGCGGAAAGATATAGTGATAGAATTGAGTTACAAGGGTTTCAGTTGTGCTTCCGATTATTCGTGAAGCCATCGCAATCACCCCTAAAGCCAAATCAGGACGCCGCTACGTTACTTGTCCGTAACCATGCCCGAAAAGGCGACAAACGGACACGGATAACGAAACAAGGCGTTAAGGATTAGTGAGTTATTGACAACCCACGCAACAAATCCGGTTACGGAAAAAGATTGCGCCGTTCCTCCCCGTTTTGCGTACCGGCGACGGACTCTTCACCGACTAATTTTGAACCTAAAAAAATTAAGGACGATGAAGAGTACATTTTCAGTAATCTACTACCTCAAACGTCAGGTAGTGAAAAAGGACGGGACAGTACCCGTCATGGGACGCATCACGGTGGACGGCAGCCAGACGCAGTTCAGTTGCAAACTGACCGTCGATCCCAAGCTGTGGGACACCAAAGGGGGACGTGTCACGGGCAGAAGCACGGCGGCACTCGAAACGAACCGCATGCTCGACAAGATGCGTGTGCGCATCAACAGACATTATCAGGAAATCATGGAGCGTGACAATTTCGTCACGGCGGAGAAGGTCAAGAACGCCTTTCTCGGACTGGAACACCGCTACCACACGCTGATGCAGGTGTTCCGCCAGCACAACGAGGACTACGAGAAACAGGTGGAGGCTGGCATGAAAGCCAAAGGCACGCTCCTGAAGTACAAGACCGTTTACAAGCACCTGCAAGAATTCCTCACCATCCGCTACCGCGTGAAGGACATCGCGCTGAAAGAGCTTACGCCCGCTTTCATCTCCGACTTCGAGATGTTCCTACGCACGGACAAGCACTGCTGCACCAATACCGTGTGGCTGTATGTCTGCCCCTTGCGGACGATGGTGTTCATCGCCATCAACAACGAGTGGCTCACACGCGACCCGTTCCGGGAGTATGAAATCAAGAAGGAGGAAACGACACGCAGTTTCCTGACGAAAGAGGAAATCCGGCTGCTGATGGAGGGCAGGCTGAAAAACGCCAAGCAGGAGCTTTACCGCGACCTCTACCTGTTCTGCGCCTTCACGGGCTTGTCGTTCGCCGACATGCGCAACCTGACGGAAGAGAACATCCATACCTACTTCGACGAACACGAGTGGATAAACATCAACCGCCAGAAGACGGGCGTGGTGTCCAATATCCGCCTGCTCGACATCGCAAAGCGCATCATCGACAAATACCGGGGTCTGTGCGGGAACGGCAGGATTTTCCCCGTTCCCCACTACAACACGTGCCTTGCCGGAATCCGTTCCGTCGCCAAGCGTTGCGGTATCACCAAGCATATCACGTGGCATCAGAGCCGCCACACGGCAGCCACGACGGTGTTCCTCTCCAACGGCGTACCCATCGAAACGGTGAGTTCCATGCTGGGACACAAGAGCATAAAGACGACGCAGATATACGCGAAAATCACCAAAGAGAAGCTCAACCAAGACATGGAGAACCTTGCCGCAAGGTTGAACGGCATCGAGGAATTTTCATGTTGCACCATCTAAAAACAGAGAAGCCATGACACGAGGAACCATCATCATAGAGGACAACACGGTCAGCGTAACCGGTAACGAGATATGGATGACCGCCACAGAAATCGCCGGACTGTTCCACACGGGCGTCCCGGCTGTGAACGCCGCCATCAGAGCCGTCCGCAAGCCGGACGTGCTGAACGACTACGAGGTGTGCCGCTACATGCGGCTTGAAAACGGGCTGCACGCGGATGTTTACTCGCTTGAAATCATCATCCCCGTTGCCTTCCGGCTGAACACCTACCATGCACACGTGTTCCGCACGTGGCTGGTAGAGAAAGCACTCTCGAAGGAAAAGCGGCAGGCATACGTGATGTTCATACAGAACGGAAAAGCCGGGTATTGCTGAAAACGCAGAAGACATATAATAATAAGAATAAAAAGGAAACGGACAGCCCCGTGAAGGAGTTGCCCGTTTCCTTTTTTTTCATGCAGCCGCCTTATTCCATCGGCTTGCGGTAGTTCGCCTCCAGCAGCTCACGCAACCCCGATTCGGGGTAAAGCACCTTCCCTCCCAAAAGGATAAAGGGCAGCACCCTGTTGTTGCGGTACTCCTGCAAGGTGCGGCGGCTGACACGGAGCAGTTCCGCCACCTCCCTGTCCGTCAGGTAACGTTCCCCGTCCAACGGCGGGCGGTAACTTTCCAGAAAGGCGGAGAGCCATTTCGAGCCTTTGCGCATGTTCTGCACGACGGAGGCAAGCGGCTCGTCCTCCATTGTAAACACTTCATTGTTCTCGTTCATCATCATTTCGGATTCAGTGGGTTGTGAATAATAAAAATCAAATCATTTCCCGCAGGGATAGAGCGTGCCGACAAGCGGAATGAGCTTTTTGACCTCCTCCGGCTTGTAATAGAACCTGCGGTTAATCTGCGAGTAGCCGATAAGCCGCCTGTCACGCAAGGTCTGCAACGTGCGCGGGCTGATCCTCAACTGCCCGCAGACCTCCTCGCCCGTGAGCCACCTTTCCATCCGCCCGCCGTCGCTCCTGCGCCTCAGGGCGGCTACCTTCTCCGCGAGGGCGTTGAAGGACGCCACCATCATCTCGAAGGTCTTTTTCTCGATAGATACTATTTCCATAAGCAAAACATTTCAGAGTTTGCCGCAAAGGTAACGAAGCCGCCTTGAACACGTGCCGTTTCCCACTAAAAGGCAGCTTGTTGCGTCGTCTGTCCGGGTTACGGAGCCATTATCCGTAAAAATCTTACGTGAGCCACGTAGTGAGCTGTTAAAGCCCCTTTGGTTTATTGCCGAATTTTGTCGCAGAAACATAGCGCAAGCCGAGCGCAGCACGTCAAGCTCGCTTGAACGGTATGCCGAGGCGCAGCCTATGTTCATGCAAATAAACCAAAAGAAAGGACTGAATATGAAAGTGATAACGATGGAAAGTTCCGCCTTCACCGCATTGACGGAACAGATAGCCGAGATAGCGGCACACGTGCGTGCCGTTTCCGGCGGTAGGAAGGAAGAATCCCCCGACAGGCTGCTCACCACCCGCGAGGCGGCGCACCTGCTGAACGTGAGTTGCCGCACCCTCCAGCGCATGCGCAGCGAACAGCGCATCGCCTATGTCGTGCTGCGCGGCAAGTGCCGCTACCGGCAGTCTGAAATAGACCGCCTGCTCGAAGACAGCACCGTCACGGGCGAAGCCGCGACACCGGAACAGCTGAAACGCAACCACACGCTGCGCACGGGCGGCAGACCCAAAGGAAGGAGGACGTAGGACATGGAACTGCTTACCCGCAACAATTTCGAGAACTGGATGCAGAAGGTGATGGAACGGCTCGACCGTCAGGACGAGATGCTGCTCTCCATGCAGCCGTCCGGCAAAGCCCCGAACCCGATGAACGGGATCAGGCTTTTCGACAACCAAGACCTGTGCATGCTGCTCCAAATCAGCAAGCGCACCCTGCAACGCTACCGCAGCATCGGCGCGCTGCCTTACAAGACGCTCGGCAAAAAGACCTATTACAGCGAGGCGGACGTGCTGACGTTCCTCTCCGAACATGTAAAGGACTTCCGCAAGGAAGATATAGCCTTCTACAAGGCCCGTATCCATAATTTCTTTCAAAAATAACCATTAAAACATTTTTCAGATGGCAAAGAAAAAAGACGAAAAGGACGTGCTGGTTGTCCGTGACGAGAAGACGGGCGAAATCAGCGTGGTAGCCGGGCTGAACGCCGACGGCTCCCCCAAGCGCATCCCCGCGAAAGCGGAGAACGCGCAGAGTTTCCTGCAATTCGACCGGCACGGCGACGTGCTGGACAACTTCTTCAAGAACTTCTTCCGGCAGTGCAAGGAACCCAGCCGCTTCGGTTTCTACCGTGTCGCGGCGGACCAAGCCGACAAGCTGCTGGAGGTTATCAAGGACTTGCTGAAAGACCCCGACGGCAACAAGGAACTGCTTGCGCCCCACAAGGTGGACACCTCCGGCTACGAAAAGAAAGTACAGGAGGAGCAGTCCGCCGAAAAGCAGGAACAACCGGAACAGAAACAAGATGACGAACCTAAAAAACAGGAAGAGATGGAACAGAAAAACGAACAGAATCAGGAAAGCCCGCAGCAGACGCAGGGCAACCGGGGCTACCAGCCCATCGACGAGAGCAAGATCAACTGGCAGGAGTTGGAGGAGAAATGGGGCGTGAAGCGCGACGACCTTGAAAAGTCGGGCGACCTTAACAGAATGCTCAACTACGGCAAGTCCGACTTGGTGAGGGTGTCGCCCAATTTCGGCGGAGAGGCTTTCGAGCTGGACGCCCGCCTCTCCTTCAAGAAGGACGGCGAGGGCAATGTCAGCCTTGTGCCGCACTTCATCCGCAAGGAGCAGAAGCTCGACGAGTACAAGGAACACAAGTTCTCCGACGACGACCGGAAGAACCTGCGCGAAACAGGCAACCTCGGCAGGGTCGTGGACCTCGTGGACAGGGAAACGGGCGAGATCATCCCCTCGTTCGTCAGTATTGACCGCAAGACGAACGAAATCACGGATGTCCCGACGAACAAGGTGCGCATACCGGAACGCATCGGCAAGACGGAAATCACCAAGCAGGAGCAGGACATGCTGCGTGCCGGGCTGCCCGTGCGCGACAAGCTCATCGAGCGCAAGGACGGCAGGAAGTTCGTCACCACCCTGCAAGTGAACGTGGAGCAGCGCGGCGTGGAGTTCGTGCCGGGAACCGGCAGGTCGCCCCGTACCGCCCGGACGCAGGAAACGAAGAACACCCCCGCACAGGGACAGGCGCAGGGTACGGAGAATGCCGGAGGCACGAACAAGGAGCAACGCCGCAACACGTGGACGAACGCCGACGGCAGCATCCGCCCCATCAGCAAATGGAGCGGCGTGGACTTCACCGAACAGCAGAAAGCCGACTACGTGGCTGGCAAAGCCGTGAAATTAGAGAACGTGACCGACAAGCAGGGCTTCCACGCCACGATGTACATCAAGTTCAACCCGGAGAAGGGACGCCCGTACCGCTACGACACCAACCCCGACAACGCGCAGAAGGTCGCCCCTTCCAACGAGAGCCGCACGCAGGTGGCGGTGAACAGCGAGGGCAAGACCAACGAGGCTACCAAGAACCTGAAAGAGCCGTTGCGGAAGGGACAGACCGCCCCGAAGGACACCGCACAGCAACAGCAGCAGAAAAGAAACAACAAGGGCATGAAGATGTAATCCCGTGTCCGCCACTAAATCCGAAGTAACATTTGTAAAATTCAAAACGACAGAAGAATATGAAGACAATCATTGCAGAAAAGCCGTCTGTGGCACGTGAGATCGCCCGTATCGTGGGCGCGACAAAGAGAGAGGAAGGATATTTCGAGGGAGGCGGCTACGCCGTGACTTGGGCGTTCGGACACCTTGTGCAGCTTGCCATGCCCGACGGCTACGGCATACGCGGTTTCGTCCGTGACAATCTGCCCGTCATTCCCGACACCTTCACGCTCGTCCCCCGTCAGGTAAAGACGGAGAAGGGCTACAAGCCCGACAGCGGCGTGGTGGCGCAGATCAAGACCGTTGCCCGGCTATTCAAGGAAAGCGAACAGATCATCGTGGCGACCGATGCAGGGCGCGAGGGTGAGCTTATCTTCCGCTACCTCTACCATTATACCGGATGCACCACCCCGTTCGTCCGCCTCTGGATAAGCTCGCTTACCGACAAGGCTATCCGCGAGGGACTGCGCAACCTCGAAGCGGGCGGCAAATACGACAACCTCTATCTTGCCGCCAAAGCGCGGAGCGAATCAGACTGGCTCGTGGGCATCAACGGCACGCAGGCACTCTCCATCGCCGCCGGACACGGCACGTACTCCATCGGGCGGGTGCAGACACCCACGTTGGCGATGGTGTGCGCACGCTATTGGGAGAACCGCCGCTTCACGCCCGAAGCCTTCTGGCAGCTCCATATCGCAACGGACGGCTGCGATGAAGGAACGGTGAAGTTTTCCTCTTCCGAAAAGTGGAAAGAGAAAGAGCCTGCGACGGAACTATATAATAAGGTGAAGTCGGCAGGCACAGCCACCGTCACGAAAGCCGAACGCAAGGAGAAGACGGAGGAAACACCGCTGCTGTACGACCTGACGACGCTCCAGAAGGAAGCCAACGCCAAGCACGGCTTCACGGCGGAACAGACGCTTGAAATCGCGCAGAAGCTTTACGAGAAGAAGCTCATCACCTATCCGCGAACCGGAAGCCGCTACATACCCGAAGACGTGTTCGCCGAAATCCCCAAGCTGCTCGCCTTCATCGGGGCTTTGCCCGAATGGAAAGGCAAGGTGCAGCCGAAATGCGTCCCGACACGCAGAAGCGTGGACGGCGGCAAGGTGACGGACCACCACGCCCTGCTCGTCACGGGCGAGAAGCCACTATTCCTCTCCAAAGAGGACAGCACCGTCTATCAGATGGTTGCCGGACGCATGATCGAGGCTTTCTCCGAAAAATGCGTCAAGGACACCGCCACCGTCACGGCGGAGTGTGCCGGAGTGGAGTTCACGGTGAAAGGCAGCGTCATCAGGCAAGCCGGATGGCGTGCCGTCTATAGCGTGGAGGACAAGGAAGAAACCTCCATCCCCGATTGGCGGGAAGGCGACACGCTGACGCTGAAAGGCTGCTCCATCACGGAGGGAAAGACCAAACCCAAGCCGCTGCATACAGAAGCGACACTGTTGTCGGCAATGGAAACGGCGGGCAAGGACATAGAGGACGATGCACTCCGTCAGGCGTTGAAGGACTGCGGCATCGGCACGCCCGCCACCCGTGCGGCGATTATCGAAACGCTCTTCAAGCGCGGCTACATGGAACGCTGCAAGAAATCGCTTGTGCCGACTGAAAAAGGGCTTGCCCTCTATTCGGTCGTGAAGACGATGCGCATCGCCGACGTAACCATGACGGGCGAATGGGAGAAGAATCTGGCACGCATCGAGCGCGGGGAAATGCCCGCCGAAACCTTCCGCAGGGAGATAGAGGCGTACACACGCGAAATCACCTCCGAACTGCTCTCGTGCGACAAACTGTTCGCCCGCAGGGATTCCGGCTGCAAGTGTCCCAAGTGCGGGACGGGCAGCATGCAGTTCTACGGCAAGGTGGTACGCTGCGACAACGCGGAGTGCGGGCTGCCCGTGTTCCGCCTGAAAGCGAACCGCACCCTTTCCGATGACGAGATCAAAGACCTGCTCACCGACGGGCATACGAAGCTGCTCAAAGGCTTCAAGAGCAAGCAGGGCAAGAGCTTCGACGCCATAGTCGCCTTTGACGGGGACTATAACACGACTTTCGTGTTCCCCGAAAGGAACACGAGCAGGAAATTTTCAGGACGGAAGAAATAGTATTAACTTTTGAGAAAGTAGGCTGCACCTCAACAATAGAAATAAACGGGTTTATTTCGTATTGTCTTCGATTTGCACTACCTTTGCCACTTGTTCAGAGTAATGAATTGTTCTTCGATACCGGATTACACTCATACTTTGGATTTAGTGGTGGCACTCGGAGGGATACCGAGTGCCTTTTCTTTCTCCTTTTCAGACGACTATCCCCGTCATTATCAATCCACTAAATTCCAAAGTAATGAACAACAAGAAGAAAAACGAGGGTCAGACCGACTTTTCCTATTACGGTCTGTACCTGCTGGACTACCTCCGCACGAACAGGTTTGAACAGGCTTCCGACGATGCCTTCATCCGGGAGCGTGCCGACCGTGCCGCCGAAACGTATGAGCGTGCGCGGCTCGAAGGCTATCCGCCCGAAGGGGCGCAGGAGTTGGCGATGGACACGCTCCTGCGGGGGCTTCGCTATTCCAAGTACGCCATCCTCCGCGAAGTCGTGGAAAACGAGTTTGCCGACGAAGTGCCGGGAAAGAAACGCGAAGCCTTCATCCGAAAGTTGCTGCCGCCGGTCGGCAACGTATTCTCCGCCTATGACCTTTCGGACGACAATTTCGCCCTGTCGCCCGAATACGACCTGCTCTACACGGAGCTGACGGGAGCCGCCGTCCTTTATATCGGGGAATATGGCGTTTAACCGCAAACAACGGCTGCGGGACAACATCGAGGCGATACGGACGGCATTCATCCTTGACAGGGAACGGAGGACGGCAACCGCCGAGGAACAAGCCATACTTCGGAAGTATTGCGGTTTCGGCGGGTTGAAGTGCATACTGAATCCTGCAAAGGAACTGACGGATGCCGTGCATTGGGCGAAATCGGACCTCGAACTGTTTACCCCTACGGTAGAACTGCACAGGCTGGTGCGTGAAAACAGCAAGGACGATACGGAGTACAAGCGGTACGTGGATGCCATGAAGCAGTCCGTGCTGACCGCTTTCTACACCCCGCCGGAGATAACCGGCACGATTGCGGAGGCTCTGCATGAACACGGCATACGTCCCGACCGTGTGCTGGAGCCGTCGGCGGGCGTGGGCGCATTCGTGGATGCCGTGCTGGAAAACAAGCCGGACGCGGACATCATGGCTTTCGAGAAAGACCTGATGACGGGCAAGATATTGGGACACCTGCATCCCGACCAAAAGGTAAGGGTGCAGGGATTCGAGAAGATAGAGAAGCCCTTCACGGACTATTTCGACCTTGCCATCTCGAACATCCCGTTCGGCGACGTGGCTGTGTTCGACCCGGAATTTACAGGAAGCCAAGACCCGGCAAGGCGTTCCGCACCGAAGGCAATACACAACTACTTCTTCCTGAAAAGCCTTGACGCGGTGCGTGAGGGCGGCATCGTGGCGTTCATCACCTCTCAAGGGGTACTGGACGCACCGTCCAACGCGCCCATACGCGAGTATATGATGCGTAATGCCAATCTGGTGGGAGTCGCACGCCTGCCGAACAACCTCTTCACGGACAACGCGGGTACGGAAGTGGGCAGCGACCTGATTATCCTGCAAAAGAACAGCGGCAAGAAACGGGAGCTGTACGATTATGAAGAGTTGTTCGTGCAGACGGAAAAGACACCGATAGGCAGTTTCCAGAACGGGTATGTCGGCAGCATCGGCATGATTCCCCACTCGGATCTGATAAGCGGCACAGACCCTTACGGGAAACCAGCCTATAAAGTCATGCACCGGGACGGCATCGGGCAAATGGCGGAGGATTTGCGGGAACATATGGATATTGAGCTGTATAAGTTGGACAAAAAGCTGTATGAAATGCACAGCCTGCATCCGGCACAGGGGAAAAGCACGGTAACAGAAACCATTTCCACACCGGTTGTCACTCCTGAGATACAGCCACGTCATGAAATGGCAGCGAAGCCCGAAGCGGCAACACCGCAGCCGGAGGAAGAAAAGTCGGAGATAGAGCCGCGCCGCCCCGATTATTCGGAGGGCGTGCAGCTCTCCCTGCTCGACCTCTGGGGCATGACCGAGGAAGTACGCAAGCAGGAAGCCCCCGCCAAGAAGAAAAAGACGGCGAAAAAGGAAAGCCCGGCAAGGCGTATGCCTCCCAAACCGCAGGCGCAGGTTACGCCGAAGGTTACGACTGCACCGCCACAGCCGTCTGTTGCACCACTGACGGAGAAGAGGGACAGCCATGAAACAAAGCCGGTGAGTTTCGCAGCCAAAGGCGATCTGGATGATATTTACGCCTCTTTGGATTGGGACACCAATCCGCCCATCAACGGTTTCTATGAAATGATGATGGACCTCACGCCGGAGCGACGCAAGGAACTTCGCAGGCTGGCGGCACAGCATCAGGAGAAGCAACGGGTGGACGGGACGGCGGTGAAAGCCGCTCCCGCCATTGACATGCCGGAAAAGGAAGCGACAAAACGCCCCGAAGCACAGACGGAAGTCGCAACCGTTCCCGTTACGGACAATAACGCAAGTGAGACAACAACTTCCCTTTTCCCTGAATTTGAAACGGAAAAGCCGAAGGAGGAACCTCTCGACCTTTCTCCCCGTCCGTTCAACGGTATGCTGGAGCCGCACTACCGTGACGGCTCTATGGTACTGGATGCTTCACGCAATCTCGGTTATTTGAAGGGCCTCACGCCTTACGGCGCGACATTCCAACCGCTTGACCTGACCGGCTACCAGAAGGAGAAAGCGATGTTGTATGTGTCACTCCGTGACGCATACGAGCGGCTTTACCGCTACGAGGCGGAGTATCACGATGAAGGGTCTGCGCAACGCGGAGCGTTGAACACCTGCTACGATGAGTTTGTCATGCGCTACGGCAACCTCAATGCCAAGCATAACGTGAAACTGTTGATGATGGATGTCGCCGGACGCGACATCCTTTCGCTGGAACGGGCGGAGGACGGCAGGTTCGTCAAGGCGGACATTTTCGAGCGTCCCGTTTCCTTCTCTGTGGAGAGCCATGCCAACGTAAGCTCTCCCGAAGAGGCACTCTCCGCGTCGCTCAACAAGTTCGGCACGGTCAATCTCGACTATATGCGGGAGATAACCGACAGCACGGAGGAGGGATTGCTTGACGCCCTCAAAGGACGCATCTTCTACAACCCGCTCGTAACCGGTTACGAGATAAAGGACAGGTTCATCGCCGGGAATGTGATAGAAAAGGCGGAGCGCATCGAGGCATGGATGGGCGACAACCCCGAAAACGGACGTATGCCGGAAGTGAAGCAGGCGTTGGAGGCTCTGAAAGAAGCCGAGCCGCCGCGCATCGCCTTTGAGGACCTCGACTTCAATTTCGGGGAACGCTGGATTCCGACGGGCGTGTATGCCGCCTATATGAGCCATCTTTTCGACACGGACGTGAAAATCGCCTACTCCGCAAGCATGGATGAGTTTTCGGTGGCGTGCGGCTGCCGCACCATGAAAATCACGGACGAGTTTTTAGTGAAGGGCTATTACCGGAACTATGACGGCATGCACCTGTTGAAACACGCCCTGCACAACACCTGCCCGGACATGATGAAATCCATCGGTAAGGACGAGCATGGCAATGACATCAAGGTGCGTGACAGCGAGGGCATACAGCTCGCCAACGCCAAGATTGATGAAATCCGCAACGGGTTCTCGGAATGGCTGGAAGAGCAGTCGCCGCAGTTCAAGGAACGGCTGACGACGATGTACAACCGCAAGTTCAACTGTTTCGTGCGCCCAAAGTATGACGGCTCTCACCAGACATTTCCCGACCTCAACCTCAAAGGGCTGGCAAGCCGGGGTATCAAGAGCGTCTATCCGTCACAGATGGATTGCGTCTGGATGCTCAAACAGAATGGCGGTGGCATTTGTGACCACGAGGTGGGAACCGGTAAAACGCTGATAATGTGTATTGCAGCGCATGAGATGAAGCGCCTGAACTTGGCGCACAAACCGATGATTATCGGGCTGAAAGCCAATGTCGCGGAGATTGCCGCCACCTATCAGGCGGCATATCCCAACGCGCGGATTCTCTATGCCTCGGAGAAGGACTTCTCGACCGCCAACCGCGTGCGTTTCTTCAACAACATCAAGAACAACGACTACGATTGCGTCATCATGTCGCACGACCAGTTCGGCAAGATTCCGCAGTCGCCGGAGTTGCAGCAGCGCATCCTGCAAGCGGAGCTTGACACGGTGGAGGAAAATCTCGAAGTCCTGCGGCAACAGGGCAAGAACGTGTCGAGGGCGATGCTGAAAGGGCTGGAAAAGCGCAAGCACAACCTTGAAGCGAAGTTGGAGAAGGTGGAACATGCCATCCAATCGCGCACGGATGATGTGGTGGACTTCAAGCAGATGGGCATCGACCATATCTTCATTGACGAGAGCCACCAGTTCAAGAATCTGACTTTCAACACGCGCCACGACCGTGTGGCGGGATTGGGAAACAGCGAGGGAAGCCAGAAGGCACTTAACATGCTCTTTGCCATACGCACCATACAGGAGCGCACAGGAAAAGACTTGGGTGCGACCTTCCTCTCCGGCACGACTATCAGCAACTCACTGACTGAATTGTACCTGCTGTTCAAGTACCTGCGCCCGAAGGAGCTGGAACGGCAGGACATAAGGTGTTTCGACGCTTGGGCGGCGATATTTGCCAAGAAGACGACGGATTTTGAATTTAACGTGACGAACAATGTGGTCCAGAAGGAGCGTTTCCGCTACTTCATCAAAGTGCCGGAGCTTGCCGCCTTCTATAATGAAGTATAGGAGTTGGAAGCAAGAAAAGGAGAAGAATGCGTATCTGATTGAAATAGAGGATATATTGCCTGTTTACTCATTGAGTTGCATCAATAGAAATAGGCAAAGAAAGGAGTGAAAAAGCAAGAGTTCAGTTACCAAATCGTTCGAGAAACGATGAAAGGAAAAGAACAGCTAAAAGTGGTAACTAAAACGGTGATTTCTCTTTCATTATCAATGTTTTGCATCACTCAAAGTTCCTCTAAGAAGTGTAATTTTGCAAGCAAAAAAACAATGGAAAAAGAAAAAATGAAGCTGCTTTTCTACCTCAAGAGAGGTACGCAGGACAAAAACGGAAAAAGTCCCATCATGGGACGCATCAGTATCGGTCGTTCAATGGTTCAGTTCAGTTGCAAATATGCCTGTACACCCAATCTATGGGACAGTCGCAAACAAAGACTTGTGGGCAAGAGTGCAGAAGCCATATCAGTAAACAACGAACTTGACCGACTGCAAGTAAGTGTCTGTAAAGTTTATGAGATGCTTTTAAAGAAGTCTAATGTCTCAGTAAGGGCAGAGCAGGTAAAGGAACTTGTTTTCGGGTTGAATAGCGGATCGCAGGGACTGCTTCATCATACGGACGAGTATATCAACCGTTTCCGTGAGCGGGTGGGCATAGACCGCAGTGAAAGAAGACTGAAATGTCTGCTGCTCTTCCGTAAGCATCTGGCAAAATTTCTCAGACATCGCTACCATGTGAACGATATTCCCGTGCAAAAAGCCGATACTGCCCTTATCAAAGACTTGGAGGAGTATTTTGCCAAAGAAAAGGGTTTTAAACTCAACACCTCAGCTGGTTATCTTACAATGCTGGCATCCCTACTCAAGGACCTGCACAAACGGCACATCATAGACATCTATCCTTTCATCGCTCACTCTATCCGTTGGGACGTGGGTACACCCCGATACATCACAAGGGAGGAAGTAAACAGAATAGCAGCATTAAGCGATAACGAACTGCAAGGCTACGAGCAGGTATCAAGAGATATGTTTCTCTTTTCGTGCTATACCGGTCTTTCCTATACGGATGTGTACCACCTCACGGCAGAGCATATCATCCACGAGTCCGATATGGATTGGATACGCAAGCCGAGAGTGAAGACGGGCAACCTATGCCACATTCCGTTATTGCCCGAAGCATCCGCCATCATCGAGCGGTACAGGGGTATCCATACAAGGGCGTTCCGTCACGAACCGCCCAAAGGGTATCTGCTGCCCATACCAGGCTGCGACACAGTAAATATCCATCTCAAGAAGATAGCACGGCTTTGTGGTATCACAAAGACACTGACCTTCCACATGGCTCGCCACACCTTTGCTTCGCAGATGACACTCTCTGAAGGCGTGTCTATCGAGAGTGTGTCAAAAATGCTCGGACACAGCCAAATAAAGACCACACAAGTGTATGCGGAGACTTCTCCAGAGCGTATTTTTCGGGATGTGGAGAGGATTATTCCTCTCATTGCACAATACCGTCTGACTAACTAAAAATTATAAGGAATACAAACGATAAAACATACATGGAAAAATGAAAAGTACATTTTCAATTCTATTCTATATAGACAGAAGCAAGACAAATGAGAATAACGAGTGTATTATACGCTGCCGTATCACCTGCAACGGTGCGTCTGCTTCATTCTCAACAGGATTGCACACCTCTCCCGTTGATTGGCAATCAAAGATAGGACGTATAAAAGTGGCAGCTAACAGAGCGAATGGTGTCAATCATCAACTGGACTCAATAGATAAACGACTTCACGCACTCTATGAACTCACGTTAAGAGAAGAGAACTACATCACGGCAGAATATCTTAAGGAGCAGTTCCTGCATCAAGGCAAACCTACCCCATCACTCATAGAGCTTTACCAAGCTGTCTGCGAAAGTAAGGAGGAATTGCAGGGTAAGACTATAGGAAAGGCTACCGTCAGGGCTTTTAGGGACAGCAGGAAGAGCTTTGTACAATTTCTGAAAACAAGGGGAAATGAGGACTGTCTTCCCAAAGAAGCCGACAAGGACCTAATAGAAAGCTACCGTCTGTTCATGCTTAGGGACTTAGGAAACAAGGAGAGCACCGTCTCCAACCGTCTGCGCCACCTGCATCAGGTTATTAGAAAGGCACAGCAGGAGCGGTATATCCATGCAGACCCTTTTGAACTGATAGACATTGAAACGCCCACCTACGAGCGCAATGCCCTCACTTCTGACAATTTACACAAACTTCTCTCATATCGCCCTCATCGCTCGGTGGACAACCATTGCAGGCTCATCTTCCTCTTGGGCTGTTTCACGGGGCTGGCATTCTCAGACTTGAAGAAACTCCGAATGGACGATGTTTATACATTCGGGGATGGGCGTAGGTACATATCGCTCTGTCGCACAAAGACACAGAACAGGAGCATTGTCCCCTTATTGCCCATTGCCGAAGAGATACTCACCATTGTCAGCGACGGACGAAAGGAGGGTTTGCTCTTTCGTGAGTTCCCCACGAATAGCCATTTCAACCGCAAGATAAGGGACATCATCATCAAGGCAGGACTCCCACCTCATACCGAAGCCACCTCGCATACGGCACGACATACCTTTGCGACAACTATCTGCTTGGAGAACGGCTTGCCGATAGAAACCGTCAGTAAGATGCTCGGACACCGTTTCATTTCCACCACCGAACTCTACGCAAAGGTCAGCAAGAGTAAGATTGCCCGTGAGATGCAGCCACTCATGGGTAGCAATATCACAAGGGAACTGCGAAAGGCTTTGCGTGTCTGCCCGCCAAGAAAGCCAAGCATAGGATAAAATGATTTTTCTTAGACCGTTAAACAATATCATTAAGTATCAACACTGAATAAGGACAAAATGAAAAAGAACAACAAACAGGAACTTTCCTACTTTCGGTTGAAATTAAGAAGTTATATGAGTGAGCATCACCCCGAGAGATTGAAAGATACGGAGTTTATCACTGCACGGGCAGACATGGCTCTAACTGCTTACTGCGATGCAGTGGCACAAGGTTTTTCGCACCTCGAAGCAGAGAGCATAGCAAGTGAGGTTTTGTATCACGGTTTGCACTTTTCCAAGTACGACACGCTTGTTTCTGTCTTGGAGAACGAGTTTGAGAGGGAACTACCTGCACCACTCCCTGAGAAGCTCGCACCCATATTGTTGTCGAACAAGGCTATTCAAGCCACATTCGACAAATTCGGTTTGATGGACACATTTGCTTCTGACGAGCAATACGGCCATCTTTACACCGAACTCACAGGTACGATTGTGCTGCTCATCGAGAGCAACAACCTGCCAATGGTCAGACTGACGGAGGAAGCAAGCCCGAAGGCGTTGTAAGCAAAGGCGCACGCAAAGTCCCTGATGCCGTTTCTTATCGTGCAAAGGTACAATGGCAGCCTATCTGCCCTGACAAGGTCAAGTCCTGCGGATGGAGAGAAGAATCTCCACCGCAGGATTTTTCTTTTTCAAGGTGGTATTGCCATTTTCAATAGCCATGCGGTTGTATTCATCTCTCCCAACCTTGCAGGGCAGGGCTGCCGTAGAGAGTATAGGCACGACAAGAATACGGCATACTCAGGCTCTTTGGACGCAAGGCGTAACAACCAACAACAGATAGGACTGACGATAATACGGACAATCTGTTGTTTGTACAATTTGTTGTCATGACTATCTGTTGTCAAAACTATATATCGTCAAAATAATCTATCGATAAAACTATCTATCGATAGTTCTACATATCGATTTGTCGAACTATCGAACTGTCGAGAGAATAATTGCTATGTGATAAAAGGAAAGAACCGGCACCTCTTCTCATTACCGCAATCATACCATTCTTATACAGAACATAAGAGCTTTTCAGCGACAGCTCCAAATCTGATAGGGAAAGCTACCAGCCTTTGCGCTTAAAGTTTATGAGCTTTCTACAAAAAGCTTAAGAGCTTTTTAATGAAAGCTTAGGAACTATTCGAGGAAAGGGCATTATAGAGAGGATGAGAGGTAAGTAGATGGAAATGAGAGGGATTTGCGCTATATTTCTATGGTTTGCGTATTGAGATAAAGAGCAGAAGATGTGGATTTATGCAGAAGTTCCGTTACCAAACCGTTAGTCCATTCCTCGAATGGTAACGAAGAGGTAGGAGAAGGTAATCGACAGAAGAGTATTCGGTAACTCATTTTTCTGCGATTACGGTTCTTATGCTCTGTATCACAATGTTTTGCGTAGCTGAAAACGCTTCAAAATCGGGTAACTTTGCCCATAAAAAAGAAGCGTATGGAAAAAGACAAAATGAAGGTTTTGCTCTACCTGAAAAAGAGCGGATTGGACAAGTCGGGGCAAGCTCCGATCATGGGGCGGATAACCTACGAGCGAACTATAGCCCAATTTAGTTGTAAGCTCTCGTGCGATCCCAAGTTGTGGAACGCTCGTGAGAGCAGATTGAATGGCAAGAGCCGTGAAGCAGTGGCAACGAATGGCAAGTTGGAACGCTTGCTTCTCTCGGTACAGTCAGCTTATCGAGTCCTTTGCGAGCGAGGAAAAGTCTTTACGGCAACTGATATCAAAGAGCAGTTCCAAGGAAGTATGCAAACTCAAATCACCTTTTTGGAACGATACAACCGAATGGTTGAAGATATGGCACAAAAGGTAGGCATCGAAATAAAGGCAGCGTCTTTGAATAGTTACTATACTATTCGCAAGCATCTGCAAGCCTTTATAGGGGAGAAGTACCACACGACAGATATTTCTTTCGGACAAATGGAAGAAGATTTCTTGGAGTGCTTGCAACATTACTCTGTCGGAAAGTTGAGACATTCGCAAGGTTATTATCGTAAGATGGCTTTGGCGGTTAAAAAAGCCTGTCGCTTGGCGTATCATGAGGGTTTGACAGAGCGACAACTGTTTGCTCACATACAGATTGAACGAGGAGAGAATAAACAACCTCGTGCATTGGACAGAGCTTCATTGGATAAGTTGCAAGCCTTGACCTTTGAGCCGTATGAAGTGGAGTTGGAAACCGCACGCAACCTCTTTCTCTTTTCTTGCTTTACGGGTGTTGCCTATTGTGATATGGTAGTACTTAATCGAGAACACCTCTTTACGGATGATAAGGGGGCGTGGTGGCTGAAGTTCCGCAGACAAAAGACCGATACACTTTGCCGTGTGAAGCTCTTGCCTGAAGCCGTTCATTTGATAGAGCGTTATCAATCTGACGAACGAACCACGCTATTTGCTCCCATTGTTTATTCGGCTTACCTTATCCAACTCAAAGCCCTACAACTTCGGGCGGGTATCTCCATTACCCTTTCGGCACACGTCGGTCGCCATACTTTTGCGACCTTGATTACCTTGGAGCGTGGCGTTCCCATCGAAACGGTAAGCCGTATGTTGGGGCATAGCAACATCCAAACAACTGAGCGATACGCCTATGTTACCCCGAAGAAGCTCTTCGATGAGTTCGAGCGATTTCTCTCTTTCACTGAAAATCTAACCTTAACCCTATAAGAGCTATGCGCAGTACATTCAAAATCCTGTTCTATATCAATAAGAACAAGACTAAGGCGGACGGCACAACGGCAATCCTTTGCCGTATCACCATAGACGGAGCGAACGTAGTGATAACCACAGGGGAAAGTGTCGTTCCGCACTATTGGAGTGTGAAGCGAGGGGAGACAACGGACAAGAATACCAACCAACGCCTGCAAACCTTTCGGGAAGAAATCGAACAGGGGTACAATACCTTGCTCTACAAATATGGAGCAGTGAGTGCCGAACTTCTGAAGAACTACTTGCAAGGCATCGGGAGAACTCCAGCGGCACTACTTGCCCTTAGTGCGGAGGAACTCAAAGCCCAACGAGAAACCAAGAGCGAGGGAACATATAGTAACAATCGGTGTTCCGACAGACAGCTTAACGCCTTTGTGCGAAGTCGTGGCGAGGAGGATATTCCCCTAACGGCTATCACGATAGATTTCTTTGATGATTACCGTTTCCATTTGAAGAAAGAGGGCTATGCCCCTGCAACGATAAACAGGCATTTGTGTTGGTTGAGTCGGTTGATGTACCGAGCCGTCAGTCAGGGAACTATACGCTTCAATCCGTTTGAAGAGGTGAAGTACGAAACCGTGGAGCGTAAGCCTCGTTTCCTGAGCAAGGGCGATGTGGCAAAGTTCTTGGCGTTCCCATTGCAAGACGAAAGGGCGGAACTAAGCCGAAGAATGTTTCTTTTCTCCGTCTTTACGGGGTTGGCATTTGCCGACTTGCAGAGCCTGCGAGCTTCGCAAATCGAAACGAACAGCGAAGGGAAGCGGTATATCCGCAAGGCAAGACAGAAAACGGAAGTGGAGAGTTTGATACCCCTACACCCGATAGCGGAGCAGATACTTTCGCTCTACACGAAGAAGAATAGCAAAGAGGATTACAAGATATTCCCCGATACGATGAGCAAGGGCAAACTACTGACCCATCTCAAAGCCGTGGGCTTGGCGTGTGGTGTTCGTACTCCGCTGAGCTACCATGTTGGACGACACAGTTTCGGCACGCTGACCTTGGAGGCAGGCATTCCGATAGAGAGCATTGCCAAGATGATGGGACATTCGTCCATTGCCAGCACGCAAATCTATGCCCAAATCACCGACCAAAAGATTGCAAGGGATATGGACATGTTGATACGATAAAGAAAGATGTAGGCTTAAATAGAAAAGAGTTTGCTCTACGCTAATGGAGCAAACTCTTTTTTCTTATTTGTGCGTTGAATCGATTAGTCAGCACACACCTATGTGCTGATATTACATTTCTTATTGTAATAAAAGGTGGCTACTACTTTCCTTTACATAATTCAATTCTTGTCATTATATGGATGCAATAAAAATAATGAGCAACTTTCTTTAGAGAATCAGATAATTCTGTCAATAATTCCTTTTGTTGTCTGTATGCCTTTATAATTTCATTATTATCATTTTTTATAGCCAAAATAACATTTCCTCCACTCTCTTTTTCTTTCATGGATTCTTGCTGTTCAAATATCTTGCGTAATGTTTCAATATCCACTTCTTTCATTGTGAATTTCTCCAAATCCAAGTTCGGATTTTCCGTTACAGGATATCTAAAGAACGAACTTTGTTTGTCGTATTTTGCAATAATAGGAATAGCCTTTGTTATATCCTCGTATTCTTTCCAATCTCCTTTATTAGCAAGGGATTCAAGTCTTGTTATATTCTTTAGTAGCAAATCGTCTTTCCAATACCGATATAATTCATCAATCCAATGGCAACTATAGAGAGGTCGCCATTTTCCTTGACTTAGGATTTTAGGCTTTGTACTCTCACAAGAATCATTCTCGTATGGGATAGATAATTTCTTATGAAAAATAATTATCAATGATTTTAATGCTAATTCGATAGAGTGTCTATATAAGAAATTAATAGGCATTTCGATAAGTTGGAAGGCTTGAATTTTATGTCTTCCTTCATCCATATATTTAGCCGAGTTATAATAAGTTTCTGCGGTAATTCCAAAACCAAAATCTAAGTGGTCTCCAGGTGAAGTTAACCAATATTCCATATACAAATAATGTGATTATTTAGCAGGGTTCAATATTTTCGTTGCAAGTTTGTAAGTGAACAGAACTTGAGGATTGGATAAATCCCATCGCTCCACTTCCTGTCTTATCAAGTCTGTGTGTTTTTTACTTATATCCCTTAAAGCGTTTCCTACGGATTTCCGAAGATATTCGCTTTCGTGTGCCTTGTGCTTAGCAATTAGAGCAATAGCCACCGATGGATTTTCCTTGAAGTATGGGCGACTTGTCCAAATCCTCAATCCCTCCGTTACAGCACGGATAACATTCGGATTATTGTCATTTATCCACTCTTCGATAAGTGGCAAAGACGCTTCATATCCTCTGTGTTTGCAAACCTCATCAAAAGCCTTTGCAAGCATTTCCTGCACACGCCAATTTTTATCGGTGCTTACTCGTGCTTTCAGAAGACAAAGCGCATCATTATTCGTTATCGCTAATCGTCCCAATATTGTTGTTGCCAACATGCGGACTTGATAGGCTTCTTGCTCGAATGCGTCAAGAGCAAATTCAAAACATTGTTTTTCTGAATAAGCAGAAAGGATTTCATTTGCTCCATGAAAGATATGCTGAAATCCATGTTCAATTTGCTGTATCCGAGTGAGGATATTGCTTATTTCCATTATTTCTGAAGCTTTTAATATATGTTCAATCGCTGTAAATCTATGAGAAAACATTGCTTGATGCCGAATGTTTTGCTATCCATTTAATTCTTACAGCAGATAAAACATCCGATTTTATTCTCTGGTTGAGCAATACTTTAAATCCACATTTTTCATAAAATGACAAAGGTGAAAAATAGGTATCTCCATCTATTTTTTTGTACAAATCATGGTCTATAACCCATCCATTTAATTCAGACTCTTGTAATTTTAGCAACTCAATCATCATTCTACCTAAACCCTTTGAATGAATGGTGGCAGATAAGATAATGGCAAACCATTGAGCATTATCTCTATAAAATTTGAAAGCCCAACCTTTTATTTGTCCATCAGATAGCTCCTTCAATAGGAAGTGTTTGGCATTGCTTAATCCATCTAAGTAGTGATTAAAGCTATTTAGAGAGGAATGAGATAGCCCTTGAGGATATTCTCTATTCCACAAGTTAATCAGGCTCTGCTTCTCATCTAAACTCAAATCTTCCGTTTCTATTAAGTTGAAGCCGTTTGAGGTAAAAAAATCACTTATATCCTTTTTCGAGGTATTCATTTTTCCATCTTTATATTACATTGTCAGAATCCATGAGGAAAAGACTTATGATGTGAATAACGCAAATGTACTTGATTTATTGCGAAAAGATACCGAGTAATCAGCAAAAAGATACCGAGCAATGGTGAGATTGCTCAGTATCTTTTGGATGACCATTCGGCAGGTTCTTTCTGTGTGGTTGCCAAACGACAGGAAAACGCTTCTTCCAAATGCTTTATCTCCGATAGTTCTCTTGCAGTAGACTATTGATGTCGGATAGTCGATAGAGTATTTTCCCTGCGATTTGGGTGTAGGGAATAATGCCCTTGTCCCGATAGTCCTGCAAGGTGCGAGGGCTGACGAAAAGCCGTTCGCAGACCTCTCGCCCTGTAAGGTAGATTTCTCCCCCGAAGAGAGGACGGTGCGTTTGGGCAATCTCCCGAAGGCGTTTTCTTACTTCTCTAATGCCTGAGATGAGTTGCTTCATCTCGGGTGTTTCTTTGTTTACGATTTCGTGTTCCATAGTCATTGTATTTTGCGGTTGGACTTGGCAAGGAGTGCTTCCACATCCTCACGTTTGTAATAGCACTTATGTCCGATTTGGATAAAGGGCAGCACGGACGTGTCTCGATAGTGTTGGAGCGTTCGCTTGCTGATGTTCAGTATTCGGCACACGTCCCCGTTGTGCAACAGGTCGGGGACTTCGGGTTTCGTGCCAAACTCTTCTCTCATACAAAGAGCCAACTCTTCGATGCTCTTTTTCAATTCCTCCCAAGCAGAGGTATCGATGGCGGTAAATCTCATATCAAAATCGTTTTAAATTGTTGTTTTTTCTCTTTTTGATGCAAATGTACGCAGGCGAAATTCTTGTTCCTAACCTCGATGAAATAGAGGGAAACAGCAGGAAGTCTGAGGCAAATGTACAAGCACAAACCACCTGTTCCATTCCCTTTTCTCTAAGTGCGTACTTGTGGCTTCGATATGGTATGAAGTGGCTCTATCGCCAATGAAAACAGACACTCATTTTTCATCCGAGGAAAAAGGATGCAGGCTTTGGCAATCCGATGAAGTCGCTTTCTGAGTCGTTCTCCTTTCTGTTCGCTCCTTTTGAGCCTTTTCGTCCCAATTTCTCCTGCTTGTGTCGTCCATTCTCGGAGCATTTCTCTGTACCTCGAAGCAACAGACACACTAACCTTGGGACTCTGTGTTCGCCTCTGTAACTTGGTTTCAGCATCCCGTTTCGGATGAAAGTTCAAAACCAAGCAAACAGAAGAAGTACGAACAATGAAAAGAACCAAGCGAATAAGAAACGCCATAGATACTTTCTTCTTTCACTGTGAAAGGAGATATACAGTGAAAGAGAAAAAGCAGAGAAAGACTTTTTGCTTTGAGTGCAAGAAAGTCCGTCCTCCGTAAGAAAAGAGCTTTTTCCTTTCACCGTTTGAACCACTCTTTTTATTCACTCAATAATCATCGAATCAACTTATGAAATCAAGATTTTACGATCTACAATACATCAAGGCGATACCGATAGCAGACTATCTGCACGCCTGCGGTATCAAGCCTGCCAAGCGTTACAACGGCTATGCCCTTTATCACGCACCCTACCGAGAAGACCCGAATGCCAGCCTGAAAGTGGATTTTCGGCAAAACCTGTGGCACGACTACGGCACGAGCCAAGGCGGAAGCATCATCGACCTTGTGATGAAGATGCGAGGATGCAGTGCCTACGGAGCAATAGCGCATCTTGCCGAAGGGAAAGCAACAACCCTCGCCCCTTCTTCCTTTCATCGTGAAGCTCACATAGGGCAGAGAAGGGACGAACAGCGACCCAATAATACAAGGCGTATTCTTTCCATCAATGAAGCGTTACCCCTACATCTGCAAAGCTATCTCCGAGAGGTACGCAAGATAGACCTTGCCGTGGCAAGCCCCTATCTCCATCACGTTCGCTATGAGGTAGGAGGAAGAGAATACTCCGCCATCGGCTTTCCCAATCGTGCAGGAGGGTATGAGCTTCGGGACGACAAGATATTCAAAGGCACAATCGCTCCGAAGGATATTTCCGTGATTGCAGGACAAGCGAACAACGCCCCTCTGTGCATTTTCGAGGGGGTTATGGACTTCCTTTCCCTTCTCACGATGAAAGGGAAAGAAGCCATTTCGCCTTCCATCGTTCTGAACTCCGTGAGTAATATCCATAGAGCCGTTGCCTATCTCCACGAGAAAGGCATCGACTCCGTTCGGGCTTTCTTCGACAACGACCCTGCGGGACGGCAGGCTCTTCAAGCTATCCAATCGACAGGCATCAAGGTAGAGGATATGAGCCGACACTATTCCCGATACAAAGACCTCAATGAGTACCACATTGCCCAAAGAACAGGGCAAAAACAGGTGATACCACCTCGTAAACGAGGACTTAGACGATAA